TACTTACAGATTTTGCAGGATCAACAACAGACGCAGCAGTACAATTTCCTACTGCACCTACATCAGGTAAAACTGTTTATGTTGTTTATGCTTCAAAATTTACAAGACCAACAGCAGAAGCTAATGACTTAAATACTGTTTGTGGTTTAGAGGATTTTCATGAGCAGATAGTTATGGTAGGTGCTGTAGCACAGTTACTATCAGAGTTAGATGTTGACGTAACTACACAAAATTTTATTACAGAAAACCTAGAACAAAGAGGTGTACCTGTAGGATCAGGTGAGAGACTTAGAAACGCTTTACTTAGATACTATGGCGTATTACTCGATAGAGCAAGAAGAGAACAACGATCTAGGTTTCCACAAGGTGTTGAACTCTACGGAATAAGTTTTACCTAATGCCATTACCTAATACTGGTAATGTAGCTACACCGTTAGCTTTTGGTTATCAAGCACAAATATCAGATGGTGTTACCGATATATTATTACGTCTAGCAGTAGCACCAGGTAGAGAATTATCTATAACTACTGCACCGTTATCTGCGCAACAGGTTAACACAGCACAAGTACCAGAAGAGTTTAGAGCAGAGTTTGGTCAAAGTTATGCAAGATCAGATTTTTCTGGTGGTGCAGGGCTTGATCAGGCACATAAAAGAAATCAAGGACCTAATGACTTTAGAAGATTCTTTGATAGTAAAGGTGTAGATGTTTTTAAAAATGCAAATGACAAAGGACAAAACTATTCTTTAGAACTACATTTTGATACAGAATTAAACAAATCATCAAGCAGTACAGAACAACATGTACTTACACACGAAGATGTTATATGGTTAGCACAAGGACACGATATATATTACTCTAGCGACAATGGTGACAACTGGACAACTACAGATCCTTATGCAGCAGGACCAAGTTTTAATGTAACTGGTTTAGTTATGGAAGGTCATATTCTTTATGCTGCATTAAATGATGGTACAGACAGCATTGTTAGACAAATAGATACAGATAATATTGGTGGTGGTTGGTCTAACTATACAAATGTAGTTTCAAGCAGAGTTATAAAAGGAATATTTAATGTTAAAAATTATATATTGTCTGTAGAAGATGATGGTAAATTACAAGAATTAGATGGTACATCTGCACCTACATTAATAAAAGATCTGCCTTCTGGATCATTGTGGGTAGACGTTATAGACGGTGGCGCTGTAGTGTTAGCAGCTTCAGATGATGGATATATATATTCGTTAAAAGATACAGGATCTGGTTTATCTTTAGTTGGTCAAACATATATAGAAGGAGAAGATATTGTATCTTTAGCAGAAAGTAATGGTATAGTATTTTTTTCTACATCACAATCATCAAACGCAGGTGGTAAAATAGGAAGAATTTATAGAGGAACGTTATCTTCTGACGGTGTGCTTTATACAATAGATCAAAGACAGCTTATTAAAGAATTTGGTGACGTAAATACTACAGTAGATAAATCACCTACAAGTTTGTTTTCTACTAGAGATCAAATATATTTTGGTGTTGTAGATAGTGCTAATGAAACAGATTTGTATTCTATATATTTACCAACACTAGGTTATGCAAGAGATATTTATTACACAGGTACATCAGGTACAGTACAAGGCATAACTGTTGCAAAAGATAAATTATTTTTTATTGTTGATCAAGTAGGTTTAGTAAAAGAATTATCTACATACGTACAAGATGGTTATGTAATACTTCCTGCTGCAGATTTTTATACATCACAGAAAAAACAATGGATAGGTGGTCGTATATATACAGGCACAATACCTGCAGGTGGATCAGTATTAGCAGAGTATTCTACAGAATTAGACGCATTGTCTGACCCTTCAAGTATTTCATACTCTACATTAACTAATGTAGAAATAGAAGGTGATGGAGATGAAATACCTATTGTAAATGTTATTAACAGATGGCTTATACCTAAACTTACAATTACATCAGGTGCAGCACAATCAAGCACACCAGAAGTGTATTCATATAGTTATCGTGCGTTTCCAGAACCAGAAGATGTTATTGCACGAATACCAGTAAACGTATCAGATCGTATAGAACGTCCAGGTAAAAGACCTAAAAATATACCTGGCATTGGTGCAAAACTTTTTGACGCATTAAAAAGATTAGAAGGTAAGTCAGTACAGCTTACATTATTTAAACCAGACGAAGCTATAAGGGGAATTGTAGAAAATGTTACTCTACCTGTGCAAGAAATAACTAAGTACGGATCGACTATGGTATTCTGTACTATACAGGTTAGAGGACAACGCCAAGCAAATACTGCAGAAGTTTCTTCATTAGGAACTCTTGGAGTTGGAGATTTAGGTATCTACCGATTTGGCGTGTGATATACTAACTAGGAGAAAATATGGCAGACACAAGAAAAGCAGCAGAATCAACTACGGCTAATGCGTTTGAGACAACACTCTCTTCGCAATTAGGTGCTAGTGACTTAACAGTAAACGTAGCTTCTACAACAGGATTAGCTACACCATGTTATATAGTGGTAGAACCTGATAGTGCTACACAAAGAGAATACATTTTTATAGACAGTACAGTTGCTGCTACATCATTTACAACAACAACTGTAGATAACAGATACCTTAGTGGATCTGCAGCAGCTTCTGGATTAACACACCCATCAGGATCTAAAGTACGTGTTGCACCAATGAAGCAACACTTTGAAGATATTTTTGACGCACTAGGAAAAGTTGTTGATACAGCATACTCTAGTGGTACAGCAGGAGAAGTTATATTTGACGTTTCTGCAGGCGCAGTAGATGTAGCTAATGATGAAATATTTATTAGAGACGCAGACGACAGCAACAAAGTTAAAAGAGAAAGCGTTGTAGATTTTGTTGCAGGCATTGATGGAAACGGTTTAACTGCTTCATCAGGTGTTCTTAACGTCAGTGTATCTTCTTCAGAAATTGCAGCAGGTACATTAGTAACTGAAGCAGAAGGCATAGGATCTAACGACAATGACACAACAATTCCAACATCAGCAGCAGTTAAAGACTTTGTAGATACACAAGGTTTTGCAGATATTGGATTAATAATAGCACTAGGATAAGAGGAAATATGGCAAATACATTTAAAAACGCATATCTTGACATAACTAACTCTGCACAAACTGTTTACACAAATTCATCAGGAGGTACAGCTATTGTACTAACTTTAAGAATTACAAACGTAGATGGTGCAAATGATGATACAATCACAGCAGATGTTATTGATGGTTCATCAGGATCTGCAAAAATTGCACATACAATTACTGTTCCACAAGACAGCTCTATTGAATTAGCAGGTACTTCTAAAATTGTTTTAGAGAATGGCGATAAGATAGACTTGACAGGTGGTGCAGCTTCAGGCGATTTAGAAGCATTTGTTTCTGTATTAGAAATAACGTAGGTACTCACTATGTATATTGGTGCAAAACCTACTCTTGTTGGGAACTATGATGGTTTCTGTACAGGTGTTTTTGGTATAAACGAACATTCTAAATTAGTATTAAATAAAGAATGGAAGCAGTATTATGGTGCTTCTACAAGTTCAACAACTTACGCTCATGCTTTTGCATATCCATTTACATCATCACCTGCAAATGTAACTTTTAATATTAATGGTGAAAACTATGATGTAACAGGAAAATTATTTGATGGCAATACAACATTATCTACTGTAAATTTAAACACAACACATGGTGCTACTGTGAGTAGAACATACATAGCACAAGTAAAAGGTGATCTAACTATTGATGGAACTGTTACAGTAGGAACACAAGTACGAGGTTGCATATTTGCAGTAGAAGGTGATGTATCTTTAACATCAGGAAGTATTGTAGCTACAGATTATGGTTCATCAGGTTATCAACCATCACAAGATTGGAATATTGTAAGAAGCGATATAAATTCAACACATAGTGTAAGTAGCACAGATAATCCAGGATTATCACAAATATTTGTTGGTAACAGAGGTGCAGCAGGATTTGCAGGAAATGCAGGAAGTAATGGAGTATGTGGTTCAGGTGGAACAGGAGGTGTTTGGAATGGTTCATCATCAAATGCTAATGGTTCTACATCAGGTAAAAGCGGTATTTTTGCAGGTGGTTCAGGTGGTGGTGCAAGTAGAGATAACGACAATCCTATAGCACCAGGTGATTATGGTGGTGCAGGTGGTTATCCATCATATAATGGTTCACATGGTTGGGGTGGAGGTGCAGGTAATCCAGCAGGTGCAGGAGGCGGTGCAGGTTCAGATGGAGATTTTGGTGTAGGTGGTAATATTACAATTATTGCAACAGGTAATGTAACTATAGATAGTGGTAGCTCAATTACATCTAATGGTTCTAATGGAGGTGCTTCAGGTGCTACATCATCATCACACTTTTCAGCAGGTGGAGGTGCAAGTGGTGGTGGTTCATTAGTAATTTTTTGTGGTGGTACATATACTAACAATGGCACAATAACATTAAATGGTGGAACAGGTGGTAATGATTTAGGTAGGTCTAGCACTACACCTTCAGGAACACGAGGTGGTAATGGAGGTAATGGTGGTGCAGGAAGTTCATTAATAAATGCTTCAACACAATTTGAAGGTGCAGCATAATGTCAGATATTTTTTTACACAATCCTAACAATAAATTATCGCAAGAACTTGTTGATAGTTTTGATGACACAATTACTGTTTTAGATTTTACAGATAATACAAATGTTAGTAAATATACAAATGTTAGTAAATTACCGTGTTTTGTTTTAACATATCCTGAACATACAATTACACAAACAGTATTAGATAGTAATGATAATGAAGTAGAAGAAACTGTAACTATTCCTAGTGGGTATTTAGAGTTTTTTATGCTTAATGAAACTGAAAGTTTAGATGATGATGGAACAAGATTACATAGTTATACAAAAAAATCTTTATCAGATTATACAACTTGGAAAACAGAAAAAGAAAGTGCATGGTCTTAAATGAGTAAATCAAATGTATATGGATTTATACCAAAAGCACCAACACAAAGTGATGGTAATAATTCAGGAGTGTATGGTGTTAACGATATTCATGATTTACAACTTACAAAAAAATACAGTGGTAGAGCTATAAATATAGATTTTGTTGTTATTGCAGGTGGAGGTGCAGGTGGAGGTAACACAGGAGGTGGTGGAGGTGCAGGTGGCTACATTAACTCTTACAATAATGAAAGTTCAGGTGGAGGTGCTTCTGCAGTTTCAAACATTTCTGCTATAAGTAATGAAAGTTTTTCAGTAACCATTGGTGGTGGAGGAACAGGAGGATCAGGTGCTAATGGTGGTGCAGGAAGTAATACAACATTTGCTACTACAACTGCTACAGGTGGAGGTGGAGGCGGTGGTGTTTTAACAAATACTCCTGCTAACAGGGCAGGTGCTGCAGGTGGTTCAGGTGGTGGTGGCGGTGGTGCAGGTAATGACAACACAGGCGGTTCATCAGGTGGTACAGCAACAGCTAATCAAGGTTTTGATGGTGGTACATCAGGTAACTCTCCTTCATCTTGTAATAGAACAGGTGGAGGTGGAGGTGGTGCAGGTGCTATTGGTACAAATGCTTCTAACAAAGTAGCAGGTGTTGGTGGTGCAGGTGTAGCTTCTACTATTACAGGTTCATCAGTAACTAGAGCAGGTGGTGGTGGTGGTGGAAACACTAACTATAGTGCTTATAGTTGTGGTTCTAACGCAGCAGGTGGTGCAGGTGGTTCAGGCGGTGGAGGTGCAGGTTCAGGAACAGGTACAGGTACTGCAGGTACTGTTAATACAGGCGGTGGAGGTGGCGGTGGCTATTACAATGTTGGTACAGGCGGTAATGGTGGTTCAGGTGTAGTAATATTAAGATACCCTGCAAAAGCTACTATTGCTACTACAGGATTAACAACAGGTACTGAAACTACAGATGGTGATTTTAAATATATAGAAATTACAGCAGGAATAGGAGGTTCATGTAGTTTTACATGGGCAAATTAACATGGCACATTACGCATTTATAGATGAAAATAACATAGTACAAGAAGTATTAGTAGGTTTAGATGAAACTGATACTGAAAATTTACCTGATGGATTTGATAGTTGGGAAGCATATTATCAATCTGTTAAAGGTATTACCTGTAAAAGAACATCATATAATACTAGATTAAATGAACACAGTTTAGGTGGTACACCATTTAGAGGTAACTATGCAGGAGTAGGTTTTACATACGATACAGATAATGATGTATTTATAGAACCAAAACCTTATGACAGTTGGACTTTAAATACAAATACATGGTCTTGGGATCCACCAACAGCTATGCCTGAATATACAGAAGAAGATTATAATAACATGGCAGTCTACAGTTGGAATGAAAGCACACAATCTTGGGATAAATCTAATAATAAAATAGATGATTAACCATAATGGCTAATGGCAACGGATTTACAACTAAAGAATATTTACAGTTAATTAAAGAAGATATTGATCTTGCTAACGCACGTATAGACGAATTACACGAAAAAATAAATAGGACACCCTCACGACAGGAGATTCTAGGTTGGCTTGTTGCAATAACAAGCAGTGCCGCATTCTTAAATAGTATAATGTAACACATGGAAGGTTACTCATTATATTGGAATATATCAAAACGTATGATCGCAGTGTTTATAGCACAAGCATTAAGTGTTATAGGCGCAGGGAGTCTAATAGGTATTGATGTCATACAATCATCATTACTTGCAGGACTACTTGGTGTAGCAAACGTTTTAGAAATATTAGCAAGGAAATATCTTAATGACGGACAACTTACAATCGAAGAAGTTAACCAGGCATTTGGCATATTAGATAGCAAAACACATAACGATATGAATGGAAGGGAGATCTAATGAATTGCTGCGGCGGCGGTTGTTGTGGTGGTAATTAGATCACAATGCTTTATAAATTTAATACGCTTGTTCGTATTGCTTTAATTCTTTTTCTTGTAGTACCAATACCTACATACGCAGACACTACAGAAACTACAGTTACAGAAACATTTAACGATCAACAAATAAACACTGACATAGATATATTGTATGGCGGAAACGACACAGAAGTAACTGCTGCTACAACTGCTTCACCAGAGTGTGCAAACACAAATGTAGGTGGCAGTATAGGCATAGAAGATTTAGATTGTTTTGGTTCAGAATACTTTAGTCTAAACAGACACGCATTAGGTATAAGAGGCAGTAGTGATAACATAACTATTGCATTTTCTAATGAACCTTATGAAGTTGGTTTTAAATATGGTGCTACAGATGTTAATAATATATCAGGTACTGTGTACTACGATAACGGTGAGACTGAAACATTTACTTTAGATCAACACACAGATTACACAACGGTAATGTCTAAATCATGGACAGTTGCAGAAAATGTAGATACTTTTATAACAGAGATAGTTATTAATGGAATTACTGATACAAATCCTGATTGGTATTTAATAGATGATATATACTATAAGTATGATAATGTACCTACTACAACGACATCTAGTACGACAACAAGCTCTACCACATCATCAACGACTACTACCACAACTACAACTACGACTACGACTACTACAACGCTACCTAAAGCGGAAGATGTCGTGGAAGATAATATTACTACCTATCTTGCTTGGGATAAAGATGGTTGTGAACACCCTAATAACCCACTTTCGTACAAACAATACCTTGAAGCAATAGAGAGTGGTGATTGGTTCGGCTATCAACCTGGTGATTGTTCTGGACCAACAGAAGAAGAACTTGCTGCAATCAAAGCAGAGGAACAACGTATTGCAGAAGAACAGCGTATCGCAGAAGAGAAGCGTATAGAGGAAGAACGTTTAGCTGAAGAGGAACGTCTTGCAGAAGAGAAGCGTTTAGAAGAAGAGCGTATTGCTGCAGAACTAAAAGAACAAGAAGAAGCTGAAGCAAAAGCTGAATTAGAAGAATTAGATGTCAAATTATCTGAAGAGGAAGTAGAAGAGTTTGTAGAGATAATTAAAGAAGTAGAAGAGTTTGTAGAAACAATAATTGTTGAAGAAGAAGTTATTGAAATACCAGAAGAAATAGTTATCATTATAGAAGAGGAGGATATTGATGACAAAGTATTGGACAATGAAGAAGAAAAAGAAGAGCTTGCACAAGAACCTAACGAAAAAAGCACACTAGAAGATGAAGAAGTTATCGAAGTTATTGAAGAAATTATTGATCTCGGAGTGGAAAGTATTGAACTGGCTAGCGAAGAAATACTTGAAGTTGTAGATACATACATAGAGGAATCAATAGAGCAAGCAGATACATTAACAGTAGAACAAACACAACAAGTAGCAGAAGTATTAGGACTTGAAGATACTAGTGACGTAGAAATTATTGCAGAAGCAGTTAAAGAAGATGAAGCTGTTGCACAAGCAGTAGATGAATTTGTTGAGAGAGCAGTAGAAAACAAAGACGTTGAAGATTATACGCTTGCTGATGTAGTTGTAGAAGTACAAGTAGAAGAATTTTTATCAGATCCATTAGGATCTTTAACAGATATACAAATAGATGAAATAGATCTAGCTGCTATTGGTAATGATATGACTGATGATCAAAAGGAAAAGGCACAAGAAGTTGTTGTTCCAGTGATCATAGCTTCGCAAATTGTAGCTAGTGTTCAAGTAGTACCAGTTAGAATAAGACGTAGGTTATGAAGTACGTTAAAAAATTAATTAATTGGATAAAAGAAATACTTAAAGAGACAATAGCGCAAACGTTTACACTCTTAGGTTTTTTTATAGCATGGCTTACATTGACTGGAACAGCAAAAGATATTGTAGGTATTGCTATAATAATAAGTACAGTCTTATGGTTATTAACCATAGGATTACGTAAAGATAGTGATGAGAAACCATCACAGAAAGCGAGCAGATAATGCCTTATAATTATGGTATGAAAAAAACGAAAAAGAAAAAGAAAAGTAAACGTAAGAAAAAATAATGGGTGCAGGTACAAAACACTATTTTAAAAGCGGTAAAGAGTACAAAGGCAAAGTCCATAAAATGAATGGTCAAATTCATACTGGTGCTAAACACTCTAAGTCATCTAAACAAGTAGTGCATTTTGGTAAGTTGTCTAAAAAAGCAAAAGTAACAGCAAAAAAAAGTTGGAAAAAATGACTATTACTTACAGAGGAGAAAAGTTTTCTGGTTACAATAAACCTAAGAGAACTCCTGGACATAAGACTAAGTCACACGCAGTGCTTGCAAAGTCTGGTGACAAAGTTAAGCTAATTAGATTTGGACAGAAGGGTGTTAGCGGTGCAGGTAAAAAACAAGACGCAAAGAGTAAAGCAAGACGTAAGTCCTTTAAGGCAAGACATGCTAAGAATATAGCAAAAGGTAAAATGTCAGCAGCTTATTGGGCTAACAAAACAAAGTGGTAGCGTATGTGTAATTGCAAGATACTATGTTGTGCATGTAAGCTACACTGTAATACATGGAGTGATAATGCCTTATAGCAAAAAACAAATGAAGATAGCAAGAATGGCACCACCACGTAACAAGATTACAGGTGCAGATTTTGCTATGTTAAAACAAAAGAAGAAAAAAAATGGTAAAAAAAAGTAAACCGATTTGGGATAAACCAAGACCAAAAGGTTTAGGTAAACCTAAAAAACTTACACCTGCACAAAAAGCTAAAGCAAAAGCTAGAGCAAAAGCTAATGGTCGTAAATATCCTAATATGGTTGACAACATCTGGGCTTCACAGAGGTAATTTACGAAAGTATCTTGTCCCAAGTGTGACAAACCATTGGAAGTTTCAATGGATAATTTATATTTAAACTGCACAAATCCTAAATGCAAGGACTATAATAAGAAGAAATGAAATTACAGGTCGTACGCACACAGTTTGGATTAGACGCAACTAATGGTCTATTGTTTATAGACGGTAAGTTTGAATGCTTTACACTAGAAGATCAATATCAAGCTGTTAAAGTAGCTGCAGAGACAGCAATACCAGAAGGTACATACAAGATTACATTAAGAACTGTTGGAGGTTTTCACTCCAAGTACCTTACACGCTATTCGTTCCATAAGGGTATGTTGTGGATAAGAGATGTACCTGGATTTGAGTACATTCTTATACACACTGGAAATACTGATGAACATACTGCAGGTTGTTTACTTGTAGGAGAAACACAACAAGATTTAGATAAAGGCAAAGACGGTTTTATTGGTGGATCTGGTGACGCATATAAAAAAATGTACATGAAGGTATTACCTAAGCTACTTAGTGGTGAAGAAGTCACAATAGAATACTCACAGATAAATTTAGATGGTGCTGCCGCACCAAAACAAAGTTCTGATAAGGATATGCTTAGTGCTATACACGAAAAGGTGACACGCATTGACGCTAAACTTAGAGGAAAACCAATAATATAGACTGGAGATAATATGAGTGACGAACTCAAAGCACTTATTGAGAAAGTTGTTTGGACATTTGTAGAAGCATTTGGTTCTGCTTTACTTGTTGGTCCTGCAATGAACTTAGATATTACAGCTATCCAAGCTGCAGCAATCGCAGGTGGTGGATCAGTAATAGTTGTACTAAAAGAGTATGCAAAAAAACAACTCGCAGGTAAGTAAACTTACTGCAACCCAACAGGACGTAGCACACAACGAAACTAAAGACACACCTAATCACCCTAATGGTTGGGAACCTGGTGTAGAATTTAATTACAAAACTAAGACAGGCACAATAACTACAAGAGCTATGGACAATGCTAGTCCAGAGTTTAATGACCTTCTTAGATCGTGGGGATTTGATCCTGATAAATATTCAATCTTAAATGACACTATACGTGTTAGCACGTGGGATATGAACATGGGAAAAGGAGACGTGCAACAAGCATGGGCATATAAAGCACAAATAGTTTATAAAGAACATGCACTAGACAAACAAGATTATGATCGTATATCTAAATGGATACAGACATACAAGCGCAAAGCTAAACCTAAAGTATCAAAACCTAAAGCTAGTTTTTTTGTTGCTATATCTGATTTACAGTTAGGCAAACGTGATGGCGGTGGTACTGAAGCTATAGTCAATAGATTCTTAGACAAGATAGATACAGTACGTGATCGTTATAACTTCTTACGTAAAGCAGGAGTGCAGCTAGATCAGTTAACAGTCGTGGGACTCGGTGATATCGTAGAAGGGTGCGTAGGGTTTTATCCACAGGCAATGGGACCTAACGGAGTCGAACTCGATTATCGTAACCAGATGAAGTTAGCAAGGAGACTTATTGCAAAAGCATTAGTTGAATGGTCAAGAGACTTTGATGTTGTAGTTGTAGGTGCAGTGCCAGGTAATCATGGTACTAAAAGAATTGCAAAGAACATAGCACCAACAGGTGAGATGGACAACTATGACATAGAAGTGTTTGAACAGATCGCAGAAATATTTGCAGACAAACCTCAGTATGATCATATAAAGTTTGTTATACCTGATGAACCACACTTATCACTTAA